TCACACCAGATTCAACGTCAGCGCAAGCGCCGCGCAAAGCGCCAGTGTCTGCACCATCCCCCAGCGCAGCCCGAACATCAGCCCCGCGGCACAGGCCGTAAGCGCCAGGGCAACGGGATCGAGGCTGCCTGTGTCGGGCCAGGGCAGGTCCACGGGGCCAAGCGGGATGCTGCCGACGCGGGCAAAGAGCACGTGAAGGGCGAACCAGATCGACAGGTTCAGGATCACGCCCACCACGGCCGCGGTCACGCCCGACAGCGCCCCGGTCAGTCGCGGCCGGGTTCCGAGACGGTCCAGAAAGGGACCGGCGAGGAAGATCCAGAGGAAACAGGGCACGAAGGTTGCCCAGAGCGACACGATCCCGGCGGCAATCGCCAGCCCGGCGCCGCCCGACAGATAGCCCGCCAGCATCGCCACGAACTCGGTCACCAGGATCAGCGGCCCGGGTGTCGTCTCGGCCAGGCCGAGGGCGTCGATCATCTGGGTCGTGGTGATCCAGCCGTATTGCTCCACCACCGTCTGGGTCATGTAGGCCAGCACGGCGTAAGCCCCGCCAAAGGTGACCACGGCAAGCCAGGCGAAGAACCAGCTGACCTCGGCCAGCAGCGGCGGGCCGAAGAGGCTCAGCGCCGCCAGCGGCGCCAGCCAGAGCGTGCCCCAGAGCGCCGCGGTGCGGACCGGGCGGGCCAGGGGCGCCGGCGTGGCGGGGGCGGGCCCGGGGGCGGCATCGCGCGCCTTCAGGTAGCCCCAGAGCCCGGCGGCGGCGATGATGACCGGATAGGGCAGTTTCAGCGCGAAGATCGCCAGGAAGGCCAGCCCGGCCACCACCCAGGCTCCTCGCGATTTCAGCGCGCGCATCGCCACGCCCCGCAGCGCCTGCAGCACGATGACGATCACCGCCGCCTTCACCCCGGTAAAGGCCGCCTGCACCGGCCCCAGCTGCCCGTAGGCGGCATAAAGCGCCACCAGAACGCCGATCACGATCGCCCCGGGGATCACGAAAAGCCCGCCCGCGATCAGCCCGCCCGGCACGCCCCGCAATCGCCAGCCCGCATAGGTCGCCAGCTGCATCGCCTCTGGCCCCGGCAGCAGCATGCACAGCGACAGGGCGCGCAGGTAGCTGTCCTCGTCGAGCCAGGGCCGGTCCTCGACCAGCTCCTTGTGCATCAGCGCGATCTGCGCCGCGGGCCCGCCGAAGGACAGGATCCCGATGCGCCCGAAGACGCGGAACAGCTCGGCATGGGAGGGCGGCGCGCGGTGGGCCGCGGGAGAGGACGGGGTGGTCTCGGGCATGATGTCTCCGCTCGAGGCCCCGGGCTGGTGGAGAAAGGGGATGGCTGGGGCAGTCGGGCGGAGATGAGCCCGGCGGCGGAGCGCCTGTCAAGGCTTGCCCGGCCGGGTGCGGTTGCCGTGTCGCAGCAGGCGCGCCGTGGGAGAGGGGTGAAGCAGCGTGAGGGGCACATGGCCCTCGCAGAGGCCGTTCCCGCGCGATCGATGCATCGGCCCCTGCACGGGCCTGCCGACCGCTGCGCACATTGTGCAGCCAGCGCGAACCACGTGGCCGATGGCGCTTAAATCATGGGAAGGAGGAAATGCAGGCTTCTGCGTGATCCACCAGATGTTCCGCAATATCAGAGCGATAGAGTTTCCAGTGTGAGCGAGAACATTCGCGAACAGGTCGGAAACAAACCAGCACCTTGTAAAGCGCGTTGTGGGGAGAGGAGGCAAAAAGGAAGCCCCGGCGCGCTGGGGAACGCGACCGGGGCCATCGAGGTAGTAGATGAGGTACATCTGTACACCAAGAATACCGGATCCGAGGTGGCGCGTCACCCCATTTTGACCAGGCATTGGGGGATCTCGGCATGAGCAACCGTCTGCCCGCCATCGCGGCCGATCTGGCTGACCTGCACAGCGAGATCCAGACCCACAACGTGGCAGCTGCCGAGAAAGCCATTGCGGCCGGCAGGTTGCTGACCGAGGCCAAGGCGCTTGCGGGTCATGGCACTTGGCTGCCGTTCCTCGCCGAAGCGGGGATCCCTGATCGGACCGCGCAGAACTACATGCGTCTGTGGAGGTCGGGACTAAATGCGCCACTGGTGGCGGATTTGGGAGGGATACGGGCTGCCCTGTCCTTCCTCGCCAAATGGCGGATGCCGGGTCTAGAGGAAGCGCTCTACATCAGTATCGGCGACAAGCGGCCGGTGGACTGTGCTACGGTGAACTTCGCGTTCGTCTGGCGGGATGTTCACCTGCCCGATCTCGTGTCGATCGCGGCTGTCATTGGCAACGATGCCTTGGTGACCCAGCGGCCGATGCCTCCGGGGGTCGATATCGAGGGCCATCAACCGGTTGATGCCGTGCTTACATGGTTGGAGGCGCACGGCTTCTTACCGATCGGCGATTGGCACATCGAGATCGAGGACATCCGAATGTCCATGCCGGTGATCGCTTCGATCCTTCGCGACATCTACGCCCATCCGGGGCAAATCGGGCGCGAGCCTGTCATTGCGAGGGACTGGCACTCGAAGCTCCTCTACGTCCGCGACGAGCGAGACAGCAAGGGCGGGGGCGCCTGATGGGACGCGACAAGAAGAACGAACAGCGCAAGGAGGCCGTCACCGTCCTGCGGCTGGACGTGATGCGCACCCCGGCATGGCGGGCTCTGTCACTACCGGCACAAGCCCTCTACCCGTGGATCAAGCTGGAATGGCGCGGGGCCAAGTTCAACAACAACGGCAAACTGCGCCTGTCCGTCCGTCAAGCTGCGGACTGTATGGGCTGCAACATCAAGACCGCCATGCGGGCTTTCCAAGACCTGCAGGCCAAGGGCTTCATCATCCAGACCGAAGGGGCCAGCCTAGGCATGGAAGGCATGGGCAAAGCCCCTGCGTACGAGCTGACAGAGATTGTGTCTGCCGGTGGCCGAGGCCCTGGCAAGCAGTTGTTCTTGAATTGGTCCGAGGGACATGACTTTCCGGTCAAGATGACGCCGACGCGCGCCCGTCCAAAAACAAAACCCTGTTCCGCGAAAGGGAACACTGTTGTTCCATTTAAGGGAACGAACCGATGATGGCCTGTTCCGTTAAAGGGAACGCCCTGTTCCCCGAGAAGGAACGAAATGGCCGGTTTTGCCCCTCACCCTGTTCCGCGAAAGGGAACATCCTAGTAAGCCATGGGGTGGTGGTCGGGGACGCGGCGGCACTTGGTCAGAGATACACCCGTGCCCTGCTGAGTGCTGAGCAGTCTGGCCGACCGGGAGCCATCCCACAGCGGGAGGGCGGACAGACTGCGTGCCTGCCGCCCGTGACCTGCGCTGAAGCATGGGTCCTTCCCAGCCCCTGCCCATTGCGGGGACGGAAGCCCCCGATATTTCGCTCGCTTTCAAATTTTGCAAGGGGATGAGGCAGCATGAGGATTTTGCAGCGAATGCCGGACGACGAGGACGGCACCCCGGTCCACATGATCGGCAGCGCCGACCTGCGCGAGCTCCTGGACATCTCGTCGGGCAAGCTGACCGACCTGGTGCAGCGCGATATCGCGATCCGGCACGCCCGCGATAGCTACGATCTGGTTCAGTCCACGCGGAATTACGTCCAGCACCTGCGCGGCGTGGCGAGCGGCCGGGGAGGCGAGGAAGCGACCCTGAACCTGACCGAGGAGCGGGCACGGCTGGCCCGTGAACAGGCGGACGGCGTGGCGCTGAAGAACGCCAAGGCGCGCGGCGAGCTGGTCGAGGCGGCCGAGGTCGAGCGGGCGTGGGCGGACACCTTGCGCCATGTCCGGTCCCGGATCTTGGCAGTGCCATCGCGCATCCGGGAAAAGCTCGGGCACCTGCCGGCCGAGGATATCGCCGCCATCGATCGCGAGCTGCGCGACACGCTGGCCGAGCTGGGGGGCGAGCATGGAGATTGAGGAGATTCGCCGCGCCGCCCTGCGAGCCCTGGTGCCGCCGCCGCGGCTTCAGCTGTCCGACTGGATCGAAGCTGAGATCAGCCTGCCGGACGGGGTGAGCGCCCAGCCTGGACCGGTGCGCCTGTGGCCCTTCCAACGAGAAATTGCCGACGCGATTGGCGATCCGCTGATCGAGCGTGTGACCCTTATCAAGCCGGTGCGCGTGGGCTTCACGACCATGCTGACCTCGGCTGTGGCGAGCTTCGTGGCCAACGACCCGTCCCAAATTCTCTGCCTGTTGCCGACCGAGGCTGACGCGCGGGATTACGTGGTGTCCGATGTCGAGCCCATCTTCGCAGCGTCCGACGCTGTCTCGGCCGCCATGTCCGAGGATGGAGAGGACGCCGGCCGCAACACGTTGCTGTCCCGGCGCTTCCCTGGTGGCTCGCTGAAGGTGGTCGCGGCAAAGGCGCCGCGCAACCTGCGCCGCCACAATGTCCGGGTCCTGTTCATCGACGAGGCCGACGGCATGGAGACCACGGCGGAAGGTTCGCCGATCGTCCTGGCCGAGCGCCGCACATTTTCGTTTCCAGATCGCAAGATCGTCATGGGAAGCACGCCAGTCTTCGAAGAGACGAGCCACGTCCTGCGGGCCTACGCCAAGTCTGACGCGCGGGTTTTCGAGGTGCCGTGCCCGAGCTGCGGGGCCTTTACCGAAATCGAGTGGGGCCACATCGTCTGGGACGAGGGCCAGCCCGGCACCGCCCGCTTCCGGTGCCCGCACTGCGAAGACGAGATCGAGGAGCGGCACAAAGCGGCGATGGTGGCGCAAGGCGCATGGCGCGCAACCCGGCCGGAGGTGGAAGGGCACGCCGGCTTCCGGCTGAATGCCCTGGTCAGCCTTCACGCCAACGCGGCCTGGGGCAAGCTGGCGGCCGAGTTCATCGAATCCAAGGATGATCCGACCACGCTGCAGACCTTCGTGAACACGATCCTGGGGCAAGGTTGGCGCGGGGAGGGCGACGAGCTGGACGATTCCGAGCTCGCGAGCCGAGCCGAACCCTTCGCGCTCGACAACCTGCCCGAGGAGGTGCTGGCCATCTCCGCCGGCGCAGACGTTCAGCACGACCGGATCGAAGTCACCTTGGTTGGCTGGTCACGCGAGGACGTGGCGTTCGTGCTGGGGCATGTCGTGGTCTGGGGGCAATGGGACGACGCGGAGACCTGGCAGGAGCTCGACGAGGTGCTGCGGATGCGCTGGAAGCATCCCCTGGGCGGCACGCTTGGGATCGACGCCACGGTGATCGACGCCGGTGACGGCAGCACCATGGGTGCCGTCATGGACTTCTGCGGACCACGGGGGCGGCGAAAGGTGCTCGCTGGGAAAGGGGTGGCTGGGACGCGACCGATGATCGAACCGTCGAAGAGCAAGAGAAAGGGCCATGCGCGGCTATGGCTGGTCGGCGTGGATGGGATCAAGACGACGCTGTTCAACCGGATCGCCCGCGTCGGTTCCGTGCGCTTCTCCGAAAGCCTGCCGCCGTCCTGGTATGAACAGCTTGCCTCGGAGCGCCTCGTCGTGCGCTACGTCCGTGGCCAGCCGGTGCGGCGCTTCGAGCGCATCCCGGGGCGCCGGGCCGAAACGCTGGATTGCACCGTCTATGCTTGGGCCGCGCGCCAGGTGGTGCACGTGAACTGGGACGAGCGCGCCGGGCAGCTCCGCAGCGGGGCGGCTGACCGGCCAAAGGCGAAGAACGTCATCCGGTCAGCTTGGATGGCCAGATGAACTCCGACGCTCACCAAGTCAGGAAAGAGGAACGACCATGAATCTGATCGAATTCGCCAAGACGGCAAAAGACGACGTTTCGCCGGAAGACTTCGTCGCCAAAATGAAGGAAATTCTTCCCCTCGATGAGGTCAAGAATCTGACCGAGGAAGAGGGGCTGATGTTCTTCAGCGCGGTTTCGTGGCTCCACGACCTCGGCTTGTTGCTGATTGAGTTCAACGAGCAAGACGGGGAGATGCCGTCGCCGGATGGCCAGCGCATGGCCCCCTGTATCCCCGGGACCCACGGGCCTTTCATCGACACTGTGCTGACGCGCGGACGGGACGAACCGGACTTCTCGCCCCTGGTCAATTTCGGGCTCGAATAGGCTTGGGTCACCAGTATGCGTTTCAATTGACGATGCTGGTAGACGGGCGCGCGAAATCATCGTTATCGTCGGCATACTGACGATATGAATTTGCTAGTGGGAAACGAAGTATGAGCGAAATTAAAGAGGGCGATGTGGTGGTGCTGAAATCCGGCGGAAAGTTGATGACCTTGGGAGACACTCCATTCAATAAGGGGCAGCATCGCACATGCTATTGGTTTGACGGTGCGGAATTGAAAACCGCGGAGATTCATATCTCGGCGCTCAAACTGGCCTCTGAGTAACTCCTGACAGGTCAATCCCCCTCTTGGGGGATTGACCGCTTCAAGCTCGCGACGCCAAGGCGTTGCGTAGCGGGCCCAAGTACGGGCTATTTTTTCAACCTCACCCCGGCGCCGCCGCCGTTCTCCGGGATGAACTCGACCCCGGCGGCCTCGAGGGCGGCGCGGATCGCGGCCTGCGCAGTACCAGGGCCGTTTGCGTCAGTTTCTGCGCGCGTCACGGTGTTTCGATGAACCCCAGCCTTTTCGGCGAGATCTCGAACTGTCCAGTTTAGCAGGCCCCGGGCGGCTCTGATTTGTGCACTTGTCACCATGGCGCCTTTCTGTTTATGGTGCATTTGTCACCATACCACACCAGGAGACCCTTACAATGACCAAAGACCCCGCCTGCGGGAACAGCCCCGCTTTGCCTTCGATCAAGGACTGTCAGCACGCCGCCGTGACTCTGGCAGGGACGCTCGACGCAATCGAACTGATGCTTATGGAGGAAGGAGCCGGACACAGCCAGTGGAGCAACCCAGCCCTGTCGGTGGTTCATATGGCCAGGCAGCATGCGCAAGAACTGGCGGACAACCTTGATCGGGTGTCGTCATGAACCGGCCTGATACCGCGATCCTGCGGCTTTTCCACGAGCGCCAAGCACTCATCGATGCCGCCGGGGAGCACATTTGCGCCCGAACCGGTAGGGACGAAGACGATGAGTTCGATAGCCTGTTCTACCGCCGGTCCGATGAACTGGAAGCCCAGATGATGGCACTGCCATGCACCTGCGCCGCAGACTTCGCCGCCAAGATGATCGTGGGAACCTGCCAAGGGGGGGTGTTCTCCGATTGGAAGGATGGCGAGATCTGGCGCGAAGCTCGGGATCTGGTCGGCATGGATGGGCCCGACCATCAGCCGGCGTGAGGTTCCGGCGGGCGCACTGGGAGTAGGGAGGATACTTTGCCCGTGCGTTGCGCGAACAACTTGACAGCTGCGGTTTGTCTGTGCATTGTGCAAAGAAATGCCGAAAACTGCCCTGCTCAAGGATATGAAAATGCGCCCAGTCGGTTACCTGGAAAATTTCGCTTCGCGCTTGGATGAAGAGCCCAAAACAATGGTCGTGATCGATCGAGCTCTGGCCGAGCGTGGACATCGCCGCAAAGGGCAGGGGCGGGTCATTCCCGCCCCGACACTGCGCGAAGACCTCATGCTCATGCTCACCGTGATGGTTCGCAAGGCCCGAGGTTCGGGAAGTGGGATCCAAGCCGCGATCGAGGATGCGGAGAAATTTGCTACGCTGCCGGTGATGCAGATGAGCGGGGATTTCTTCAATAGCCTCAAATCCGCCACCTTCATCGAAGCGCTCGAAGAGTTCTGCACTCGCCTTCGTCAACGCGACGATGATTGCCTTCAGGCAGTGGGATCTCACTTCGTGTTGGAGCTGAATTTGACGAAAGAAGAAGCGCACATCGATGGGAGCGATGCCAGCAAGAATCACGTGATTTTTGGCTGCAATGCATCGCGTGTCGGCCGCGACCTCACGCGGATCAGCCGTCTTCGTGACGGCTTTCTCGTGATGCTCGCTCACACTCCGCGAGATGACTGATGGTGGCGGCGGCCTTCGGCACCATCGGTCGCGTCGTCCGTGACCTTTTAACTCCCCCGCCCTGGTCGGCAGGTGGGAAGGTCACGGGCGGCGCACATACACGGTCTCTGGACGCCGCTGGTGGCGGGCGCCGGGGAGCCGGTCTCGGCACATTTGGACAACTCAATTCGGAGATCGCCGCCGGGCAGCACATGGTCGGGTCCCGAGCGGCGTACCTAGCAGCGAACAACGCCTGGATGAGCAACGCGCGAGGCAACCTCGTGGCTTACCTGGTCGGCACCGGAGCGCGGCCCACGGCCCGCAACGTGTCCCGCCAGGAGCGCCGGCAGGTGCAGCGCAGATTCGAGACCTGGGCCGCGCGGGCTGACTTCCTCGGGCGCACGGATTTCTTCGGCCTGCAACAGCAGGTGGCAAATGACCTGGTGGTCTATGGCGAAAGCCTGGTGCTGATGCACGATGAGCCCGAGGGGCTGCAGCTGCAGGTCATCGCGCCGGATCACCTGGACGCGTCCAAGACGGCGCAGCTGGGCGACGGGCGGATGATCGTCAACGGCGTGGAATTCGACGCACGGGGGCGGCGCTTGGGATACTGGGTCCTGCCGGATAGGCCGCATTCGACCTTCGCGGAGTTCGCCCCGGCCGTCCGCGTGGATGCCCGCGACGTGTGCCACATCTTCCACCCGATCGGATCGGGGCAGGTTCGCGGCCTCAGCTGGTTCGCCCCGGCGATCCTCCCGGCCAATGAACTGGATCAGCTGACCGACGCGCTGCTGGTCGCGGCGAAACTGGCGGCGATGCACGCGGCCTTCGTCACCGACGTGAACGACACCGCAACCGACGAACACCCGCTGGAAGACCCGGTTTGGGAACCTGGCGCGATCACCCGGCTGCCATTCGGGACTGACGTGAAGTTTTCCAGCCCGGATCAGGTCAAGGAAGCGCCCGCGCTTGTGCGAATGAACCTGCAAGCACTGGCTGCCGCTCTGGGACTACCCGAGCACCTTGTTTCAGGGGATCTCAGCAACGCCAACTACAGCAGCCTGCGAGCTGGCCTGATGCCCTTCCGGGCACGGATGGAGCAGGTTCAGTATGCGACCTTGGCGCCGCAGTTCCTTCGCCCCGTCTGGGAGCGGTGGCTCACGCGGGAGGTGCTGCTGGGCGAGCTGGATATCCCGGCTGACACGCCGGCCGACTGGATCATGCCTCGGCCGCAGCAGGTCGATCCGCTGAAGGACATGGAGGCCACTGAAAAGGCGCTGGCCCTGGGCCTTACCAGCCGGAGGCAAGCTGTCAATGAGGCCGGCTGGCTGATCGATGATCTCGACGAGGAGATCCTGGCCGATCGCGAGCGCGAGGCCGAGCTGGGCCTGAGCTTCACCACCAGCAGAGGGGAACCGGATGCCGCTTGATGTATCCATGCAGCCCGCCACCTTCGACCCGGCCGAGCGCACCGTCGAAGCGGTGATTGCGACCAGCTCGCCCGTCATGCGGCGGGATGAGCGCGGCGCCTACGCCGAGGTCCTGAACTTCGACACGCTGGACATGGCCCGCACCTCGGGCCTGCCCGTCCTGGACAGCCACAGCACCGCCAGCGTCCGCGACACGATCGGCAGGGTGGAATCCGTCCGGGTCGAGAACGGCCAGCTGATCGCCAAGCTACGGTTCAGCAGCGCCGACGACGTGCGGCCCGTCCTGCAGAGGATCGAGGACGGCACGCTGGCCGGCGTGTCGATCGGCTACCGGGTGCCGCGCTGGACCGAAACCACTGCCGGCGGGAGGCGAACCCGCACCCCGGCGGCCTGGTCGCTGACCGAGGTCACGATGACCAGCAACCCGGCGGATCCTTCCGCCCGCCTGAGGCACGAGCAAGGAGCACCAACGATGCCGCAAGAAGAACTCGAAACCATCTCGGAAGACGACGCCGAGAAGACCCGCCGATCGGAGATCCGCGGCCTGGTCCGCGCTGCGGGTCTGGGACCGGAGATCGCCGACGACCTTATCGACGCCGGGGCCGACATGACCCGCTCGAAGGCCGAGGTCTTTGACCACCTCGAAGCGAACCGCCGCGCGGCGCCGATCATCCGCAGCCACACCCCGGCGAACGATGACCCCGCCGTCATCACCCGGCGTCAGACGGAGGCCGTGGCCTTCCGCATGGCGGGGGGCGAACTGCAAGACGATGCTCGGGCATTCGTGAACATGTCCATGCGGGACATCGCGGCGGACAGCCTGCAGCGGGCCGGGGTTTCGACCCGGGGCATGAGCGCAGACGAGATCTTTCAGCGCGCGGCGCAGACGACCTCGGACTTCCCCCTGGTGGTCTCGAACGCGGCGAACAAGGTCGCGCTGGACACCTACAAAGCGGCGGAAAGCCCGCTGAAGACACTCTGCCGGCAGACCACGCTGGCCAACTTCAAGAAGTCGACGAGCATCCGCCTGGGCGAGATGGGCCGGCTGGAACAGATCGCCGAGGACGGCGAAATCAAGCACACCAGTCGCGCGGAAGCCGGCGAGGAGATGCAGCTCGCCACCTACGCCCGAGGGCTGACGGTATCCCGGCAACTTCTGATCGACGATGATCTGAACCTTCTCGGCGATATGACGGCGGCCCTGGGCGAGGCTGCGGCGCAGACCGAAGCCGACCTGCTGGTCAGTCTGCTGCTGGACAACCCGAACATGTCGGACGGCACGCCGGTCTTCGACGACAGCCGGGGCAACATCTATTCCACTGCAAGCCCAGACCACTACCCCAGCACCGTGAGCCTCTCGGGAGCCCGCAGGGCTATGCGGGGCCGGACGGGCCTGGACGGCAAAACCCTGATCTCGGTGACCCCCCGTTATGTCGTGGTCGGGCCCGAACTGGAAACCGTGGCCGAGCAGGTGCTGGCGGAGATCCAGCCGACGACTACCGACGATGTGAACCCGTTCAGCAGGCTGTCGCTCCTGGTGGAGCCCCGCATCGAGGATGACACCTGGTTTGTCTTCGCCGACCCGGCCCGTCTTCCGACCATGCGCTACGCCTACCTTGCTGGAGCGCAGGGGGTGCAGATCCAGCGAACAGAGACCTGGGACACCTTGGGCATGAAGTTTCGGGCATACCTAGACTTCGGAGCCGGGTGGCTGGACTGGCGCGGTGCGCACCGGATCGAGGAAGACGCGTCCTGATGGCGACCATCCCAACCATGGCTGACCCCTGCGGCCGCGCTGCTGCCCTGCGCGCGCTGCGGGACGAGGTCATCACCGGCGGCGGGGTGGTCGAGATCGAATCCGAGAGCGGCAACGGTCTGAAGCGCCGGGTGCGATACAGCACGGCCGACCTCGCCGGTCTCGATCGAGAGATCGCCGCAGCCGACGCAGCATGCGGTGGCGCAAGACCGCGCCGCCGGACCTTCTACCCTCAGACCTCGAAAGGACTGTGACCATGAAAAACTACATCCAGCGTGGCGACTCGATCACCGTGGCGGCGCCTGCTGCTGTCACCTCGGGGGCCGGCGTCCTGATCGGATCGCTGTTCGGTGTCGCGGCGACCGACGCGGAGACCGGGGCCGACGTGGCGATCTCGACGGTTGGCGTCTTCGACCTGCCGAAGGAACCCACGACCGACACCTTCGCGGTGGGCGCGCCGGTCGAGTGGGACGCAGCTAACGACCGCGTCACGGCTCTCGATGAAGGCGTGCAGATCGGTGTCGCGGTCGCCGCCGCCGGCGCCACGGCCGCCACAGTGGCAGTGCGGCTGGGCTGATCACGATGGCCCGCAGTCGCGTTATCCTTGGCGATCGCCCACCGTCCTATGTCAGTCGAGCGACATTGGCGGCCGAGCTCGACATGAGCGAGTCGACGGTCGATGCCTACGTGCAGCGTGGGCTTCTGCCGAAGCCGTTCAAATGGGGTGGCTCGGTGCGCTGGTCATGGGCTGACGTGCAAGCCTGTCTCGATGCCCAGGTCGCGGGCGGAGACGATCCCTTCATGAACGGAGTGGACAATGTCTAAGGTGTCGCTGCCGCGCCACGTCCATCGCGTGATATCGCGCGGCCGAGAGTACTACTACTATCAGGAGGGCAGGGGCACCGCTCACGCGGGCGAACGCGTCCGTCTTCCTGACGATCCCCAGACCCCGGAATTCTGGAACGCCGTGCGCCAAGCGCAAGGCATCTCCGGGCCGACGCCGACCGACACGATCGGCGCGCTGATCGACGCCTTCGAGGTCTCCTGGAAGACCCGGCAGCGCAAGATCAGCACCGGCACTCAGGACCAATACCGGCGCAATCTGAAGCCTGCCCGAAAGGCGTGGGGCGATCTGCCCGCCCGGGAGCTTCGACCCCGCCACGTCGACGCGCTCATTCGCAAGATCGGCGCGACCAAGCCCGGAACGGCAAACAATGTCCTGGCCGCGCTCAAGGCGATGGTCGCCTGGGCGAATGGCCCGGTCGAGCTGCTGGCCCACGATCCGACGCAAGGCGTCGAGCACTTCGCGAAGGGCGAGGGGCACCGCCCGTGGACGCCCGAACAGCTCGCCCTCGCGGAAGAGCACTTCACCGGCATGGTGCGCCGCTTCTACTTTCTGAGCCGCTACACCGGCCAGCGCATCAGCGACGTGGTGAGGCTCAACCCAAACGATATCGACGAGGGCGGATTTTCCCTGCCGCAGAAGAAGACAGGCGTCACGCCCTGGTGTCCGATCTTCCCGGAGCTCGAGGCCGAGATGTCGACCTGGGAGCGGCGGCCGGGCCCGTATCTCCTGCAGGAGGACGGCAAGAGCAAGGGACAGGCGTTCAGTACGAATCAGATGTGGAAGGCCTTCGACCGCGAGCGCGCGAAGCATCCGATTCTTGCCGGCGCGGTTCCGCACGGATTGCGGGCCAACGCGGTGATCCGGCTCCGTGGCGGAGGTTACACCGCGCTGCAAATCTCCGACATGGTCGGGATGTCCGTCGAGATGGTCGAGCACTATTGCCGACACGCGGACCGGAAGGCGAGCGGCCAAGCTGTTCTGAAGGAGTTACGAGAACGAACCGACGACACGACTGTAAAACATTGGAAAAATGGAAAGCAGAAATGA